CGGCCAGGTGGGCGGGCAGGATCGCGGGGCTGCGGCCGGGGCGGCCGGCGGCCAGGGCGGGTCGGCGCAGGACGGGGACGGAATCGCTGACGGCGGGCTGGGCGGTGGACAGGCTGGTGACCACGGGGCCGGCGGGCGTTTCGGTGCGGATTCGGCGTTGGTTGTGACCTCACGAGAGAATATGCGTCCCGGTGGTCGTGGAGGCCTGATAGGCCCTCCGTTCGAGGCCGGATCGGACCGTGTTCGGGCACTGGCGTCTGCGGGCGGCCGGGCCAGGGCGGCGAAGCGGGAACAACGGCGCCTTATGGCCGAACTCCAGGCCCAGCGCGGGTGGCTGGCCGGCGTCAAAAGCATCAGCCCGCCTCACATAAAGACATTCTGGGACGCCTTTAGGTCGTCTACGGCACAGCTGGCTATAGCCGCACACGAAGGCGACGCGCGGGCGTTCCGGGAACTGCGCGCGGCCGCTGGCCTGGTTGCGGACCGGCGGCTGGCCGAGGCCGGCGGCGGCCTCACCGTCACGCTGCACATCGGGGCGGATGCGGCAGCGGGGCTGGTGCAGCTGGCGGCCGGCGCACTGGCGCGGAAGGCGGGGGGCGGGGGCGGGTGACGGCGCACTTCCGTCTGGCGAAGCTGATGCACGGCGCGGGCACGGGCCGGCACCGACACGGACACGGACGACACGGACGCAGGGCAGGACAGAAACGAAACAGAACAGAAGGGGATGGGGGGATGGGGGACTGGGTACGATGGTTGCTGTTGGTGGGTGATGGTGGTGTAGTCCCGCGCAAAAATTCTTTACATTTCGCTATTAGGCCGCCCTCGGCCAGAAAGGCATTTGACAATGGGACAGCACGAACTCCTACGGAAATACGACCCGAAACTGGACAATCCGCCCCTCTACCAAATCGTAGGGGCGGCATCCACGGACGACATTCAGGTTGACCTTGCGGCACCTGGAAATCTTATCAGGATGCCCTCCGGGTCGGAAATCCGGCGGATCGGCCCGGACAAGCCGATAGTGGACATTTCTGGCAAGCTGCTTCCCGACACCATTTCAGACGAAGTAGTTACCCACATCTGGGATCGTCTGTTCGGAACTGGCCGTCGCGTCATCGTGCCGTGTCCGTATTGCAGCAGCCACAACGCCATAACGAATGCGACCTGCGTACAGTGCGGCGGGCCGATGGGAGCATAAACAGAAAGGCTAACCCATATGACTCAAGAACAACCTAAAGACCATGCAGTTGAAGTCTTCCGCACCGCAAACGGCTATTTAGTTCGTCCTGTGGCCGGGGTTCTCCATCCGACTACAGACCAAGACACTTCACCAGGCCAGGGACCGAACCATCATGAACCTCTCCTACCTGTTTGACGCAATCAAGGCCATCTCGTCCGCGTTCCTGACGGCGCCGACCGGCCCGAACTACTGGGTGGGCATCAACCTGTCGGTGAACGTGCGCTACCCGGGCAACACCGAGTCGGTTACGCTGGACAGCAAGCGGCGGGACGTGGCCGGGTTCGCGCAGCGGCTGAACGACATGCGGGCGTCTATGGACGTGGCGGCCCGGGCCGCTGGAGACGCGGGCGACGTGACGGACGCCGAGGCGGGCATTGTGACGGTGAAATGACATTCCCCGACCCGCACGAGGCGTTCATCACCCATACGGCCCGTATTCTTACCGGGCTGGGGAAGCTCGTGCGGGCGCAGACGGAGATGAACAGTCTGGTGGTCGGCATCGCCCAGGCGCAGACGGCGATCGGCGGAGTGATAGACCAGACGCTTGTTGACGAAGTATGCAGGCGGGCCCTGCTGGCACAGAACGCGGTAGAGGCGGTTTCGGAGGCGGCCTGTGACCTTGTTCACGACTACGCCCAGCTAGAGACAGAGGCGAGCCAGAGGAGAATGGGAGATGGCCGATAACGAACCGAGGGAAGCCAGCGGGGACGAGTTCAAGATAATCCTGGTGACGGCCATCATTGCCTTCCTGGTGGCGACCGCACTCGGGGCCGGTCTGTACCAGCTGGTTCTGCGTCCCGCGCTGGTGGCCGTGTCGGACGGGGCCGAGGCTGAGGCCGAATACTACCGGGGCCTGTACGATGTCTGTTTTTGGGAAACGGGCGACCCGGTGGTGTGCAACGGGTTTGCGGGCCGGGCGATGGCGGCTGGCTGGTACGAATCGCCGTCGGATGGCTACGACTGGGAAGCGGTGCTGCTGGCCGCAGAAGGCGACAGTGGATAGCGAAACTACGGGCTTCCTGGTGTGGCTGGCGCTGATGCTGGGCGCGTGGCTGTGGATCAAGCTGAACTGGGGAAGTAGACGCCGGAATGACTGAACTCATCGCTGAACAATTCGGCCAGCTGCGCGAAGCCGTCCTGGTGGACTGCCCCGAGGGCTTCCAGATTTTCTACCACCTGATCCACAACCGGCCACTGCCCGAACACGGGCGCCGCTGGATCCACGCGGCGTATGAGGCAAGGCGGCGCGGCCGCGGCTTCATGGCTAAGGGGTTCCGGGGTTCGACGAAGACCACCATCTTCACCAACACCCTGATGGCCTACCAGATCGGGCTGTACCCGCGCAAGACAAGGATGCTGATTCAGGCCGTGGACGACTCGGCCAACGACAATACGGCCCTGGTAGCGGCCACCATCCAGCACAACCCGGCCTGGAAAGCCCTTTTTCCGAACGTGGTCCCGGACGAAAAGGCGGGCTGGGGGGCGCAGGGTTACGAGGTCTACGACACGACGGTGGACTATGGGGAGTGGACGCGCACCAAGACGCCCAACCCCACCTTCGTCGGCTACGGAATACACAACTCCAGCATCGTCGGCAAGCACCCGTCGGGCGAGTTGTTCATCGACGACATACACGACGAGAAGAACACAGTTTCGGACAAAGAGATTGGCCGCGTCAAGCGCGAGCTGTACGCCAACGTCATGCCAACCCGCACGCCCAACTACCCGTGGACGATTGTCAGTTACACGCCCTGGACGGACAACGACGCCTACACCGTTCTGGAAGCCAGCGGCGAGTTCGAGATGATGTCCACGCCGGTTTACGAAGAGGCCGAGGCGGGCGATGCGGGCGCCGAGTGGTACGCCGAAATTGACAAATGGGTGATACCCGCCTGGCCGGCCGGGATGCCACTGGAGCGCATCGAGCAGGAGCGGCGCACGGGCCAGAGCTACGACGGCGGCCTGGAGTTCGCGCGCATGTACCTGCTAGACCTCGCGGCCGCGCAGAACCGCATCATATCTTACCAGAACTACCCGGAGGATCTGATCGAAGTGACCTGGCCGACCACCGGCGGCGTGGACTACGCCAGTGTGTACGACGCCGCAAAGCGCGGGCAGGCCGGCCAGTCTCATTTCGCAATGGCCTACGTGGCCGAACTGCCCGATGGCGGGCTGGTGGTGGTGGACGGCGTTCTGGAGCAGTGCAGCCAGGTGGCGGCCGAGAACTATGTTTACCGGGCGCAGATGTCGTTCCCGCAGTGGCGCACATCCAGCATCGAGTCGGACGGCAAGGGCGGCGACTTCATCCAGACCATCGCCCGCCGCCCGGAGATACTGTATGCGCCTCACCCGTCGCGCGAGCTGGGCAACATGGCGAAGGAAGACCGGCACGCGAAGCATCTTGGGGCCTGGATGGGAAACGGGCGGGTCAAGATTTCGACGAAGCGCAGCAAGTTCCTTGACAAGCTGCGGAACTACTGCAACGCCTTCCCGAACGTGGGCAAGAACCATCCGGGGGCTGATGCGGCCGACGCGGTGTACGTGGCCCTGCTGGACTTGCAGCACCATCTGTACCTGCCCAAGCCGCAGAACGAACTGCCACTGTCACGCTTCTACTCACAAAAGAAAGCCAGTAAGAACCCCTGGTCCGCGCTGGCAAAGGTTGGACAATGAGAAGTTTTGAAGACTACCAGGACATTGCCTCGTGCATGATAAAGGATGACGATGGGCTGGCGAAGCTCTACGGCCAGATAGACCGCATGGTTCATCTGGAGTGGGCGCTGCCCGATGCACTCTCGCGCATGGAGCATATTCGCGCGTACACCAGCGACGACCCGTACAAGGCGGTGCAGGCCGGGACGCGGGCGCTGTCGTCCATCACCCCGCGCCTGATGATCGATCCCATCACGGTCTACAAGGCGGCCGACCAGAAGCGGCCCAACGTGAACTCGGCCAGGCTGCGCGAGAAGGCGAACGACTGGGAGAGGGTGCTGATCTGGCAGTGGGAACTTCTCAAGCGCAGGAGCGGCAGCCTGCTGGCGGACATCGTGGCCTCGGCTATCCGCTACGACGCGGTGAGGGCGCAGGTCATATACCTCCCTTACCAGATCAAGTCCATCGAAGAGTCGGGCGGGAACGCCAACCGCTACAAGGCTGCGCGGCGCTACGGAGACTTTGCGGTTCAACTCTACCATCCCGGTATGGTGCATGTAAGGCGTTCGGTGTACATGACCGAAGAAGTCCTGGTGGCCACCCCGATGGCCCCGCGCGCCATCGTCGATATGTACGGGGACAAGGCCGCCTCTCTCGCTCAACTGCTGGACACCGACGAAGAGCCGGAGAACTGCTTCCTGTTCGACATGCAAAGTCTGGAGCATCGCTGTGTCTGGGCTGTGAAGTCTGCCGAGGGACAAGTCCTGGACGCGGGCAGCCTGGAGGCCAAAGAGGTATTCGAGATCATCCCGCCCGAGGACAACAAGTACCCGTTCATTTCCTGGGTGTGCGCCGACGGCGGCACGATGCTGGACAGCAGCCCGGAGCACCAGCACCACCCCATGCTGTATCCGATCGTGAAGTCTGGGGCGTGGGAGAACGACAACATTGCCGGCACCATCATGCTTTCCGAGACTATCGCCGAGGCGGCCCAACCCGGACTCATCATCAGCGGAGTCGGCGCGGACGAGGTGGAGGTGGACTACTCCGTGCCGCCCAACATCCTGCGACTAAAGCCGGCGCAGACCGCAGTGGTTCAGCAGAAGAACGGGCTTGACCCGGCGAAACGAGAACTTGTAGACCGCCTCAAGGCCGAGATGAACGAGGCCACTGTGGCGCGCGTCCTGGTGAGCGCCGAAACCGGGCCGGGTGAGGCGTACAGCGCGTTCGACCTGCGGGCGAAAATTGCCACGCGGTCACTGTTTCCGTTCCGAAACTTGGCCCAGATCGCGGTCGGCGGCGTGTTCGAGACGATGCTGCTGTGGGCGCACTACACCGGCAACAACATCGACGGCTACGACCAGCGCAAGAACAAGCGCGGCAAGTATTACTGCATTGAGTCGGACGACATTGACCCGAACTGCCTGTACATCGCCGCGGAGCTTCAGGAAGACGTGCCGACCGACCGGCAGCAGAAGATAAACGGCGCGTCCATTCTCAAGCGTGAAGGTCTGTACCCGGACAGCAAGATCCTCGAAGAGCTCGGGGACACCGACCCCGAAGGCACGATGGACGAGCTTTACCGCGAGCAAATCTTGAAGGCGCTGATGCAGGGCAAGCTGCAATTCCTTACCATGCAGGCCTCGGGTGAAATACAGCAGCTCATCCAGCAGGCCGCGCAGGAGATGGCCCAGCAGCAGGCCCAGAGTCAGACCGAAGCGCCGCAGTTCGGAGAAGGCACGCCGCAGGGACTCGAAGGGCTTCCGCCCGAGGTGGCCGGGATGCTGGGCGGGCAGGCACAGGACATCACCGGCGGAATGGGTATGCCGGGTGTGGGGGGCGCGGGCATGGCCCCGCCGATGGGCGGGCAGCCGCCGGCAATGATGAACCCGGCCGGTAACGTGAGGGAACAGCAGACCGGGTTGACCAGGACGGGCGAGGAGGTCTGATGCCGGAAGTCTTGGGAAAGGAACGGAAGTTTGACGAGGCCACGTTGGAGCAGAGCTTGAGACTCGATCGCCTCATCGAGGAAGTCATGGCGGACTATCTCGGTTCGCGCCGTAATCCGCAAAAGGAAAAACCGAATGGCATCCAAACCAAAGGCGGGCCGGGCGCCTACTCCGGTAGTCAAGCCGCCGCCAACGCCGGTAATACAGAACCAGGCGGCGCGGGCGCCGCTCCCGCCAGCGAAACCCGGCCAGCCCCAGCAACAGCAGGGTACTAGTCGCACTAACACCCGGACGCAGACCAGCGGCTATACCGGGTTGGCAAAACCGGCGACGCCCGCCAGGCCGACCGTTGTGGGCGGCATTGTCTCGGGCGTTCTGGGCGCATTGACCGGGGCCGGACTGGCAACGCCCCAGGCTAAGACATTCGCCCAGACGATGTACAACAAGTTCGCCATCGGCAAGGCGGGCAGCGAGGGCGAAGCAGGGCAGGCGGCGTACAAGTACGCGGCAGGCGCCGTGGGCGGCGCGCTGGTGGGCGCGGGCCTGGGAGCAAAAAACAAGCCGGGCGGAAAGGCAACGCCCGACGTGCCGGGCGGGCGGCCGGGCTACCCGACCCAGACAGCCGCCGACATGCCGCCGGGCGTGGCATGGTTTGGGGATCTGAAAACGAGAGGCAAGACGCCCGAGTTGATTGCGGCCGGCATTCCCAACTTCCACGCCACGGACACGGGGACAGGCGGGTATGCAGAGACGCCCGAGCCCGACTTTGGCGGTTACGGCTGGGGCGGCGATGGGTGGGACCGCAGCTTCGGATATGGCGGGGGCGGAGGCGGCGGAGGTTACGGGGCCGACCAGTTGTTTTTGACGTGGAGAATTGGCGCTGAATGAGTGCAGAAGGGCAAGCGATTACACCCGAAGAAATCGACGCCATGCCGGCGGGCCGGGAGATGGACGGGCTGGTGGCCGAGGGCGTGTACGGATACAAACGGGAGGGGGAACGTAGGTGGAACACCGGAAAGGGATTCTGGGTAAATGACATTCCTCGCTACAGCACCGACATTGCGTCGGCGTGGTTCGTTGTGAATAAACTCTACCTGGTGGTCGGAAGAGTACATCCGGGAGATCCAAACTCTCTATGGGTTGCGACTCGCGGGTGGGACTCCTATGATGGGCGCGACTCCGTAGGCGAAACCGCCCCGCTCGCCATCTGCCGCGCCGCCCTCAAGTTGTGCATGAAGAAAGCGAATGACTCAACCCACTAAGGCAGGACAGAAAGCAAAGGGCGGGGGCCGCATTGCGCGCGGCTCTTCTCAGGCCACGCAGGCGGACAGACCAGCGCGGCCCGCAACCCGCCCTCCGGGAGGGCCGCCACGTCTGGGCAAGCTGACGACGAAGAAGCCGGGCACGATTCGCACGGGCGGGCCGGGCGGCGAGGCTGGCCCGGTGTCAGGCGGCCCGCCTCCGCGCCGCACGATCGGGACGACCGCGCCTTCCGCCTGGGTGGACAAGCCCATCGGGTACGGCGATTCTGTGTCCGTCGAAGACGCGCCCAACTATGAGAAGCTGACGGCCAGCGAGAAGTGGCTGACAAACTTCCTGCCCGGTATCACGTCGGCAAAAAACCCTCTGAACGCAGGCGAGACTGTGGGCGAGGCCCTGGAGAAATTCAACGCCAGTCCGGTCGGCAAGGTGCTGGGCTGGCTGGATGTGGGCGCGGAAGCGGCCGAGAGGCTGGTGGGTTTGGGATGGCAGGCGATACAGGCCAACCAGGCCGGGCCGGAAGCGAAGGCGCAGTTCGACAAGGACTGGAAGGCGGCCTGGTATGCCGGTTCGTCGGCCTACGACGTGGCGCCGCTGGGCATTGACTTCCAGAACCCTTTCACGTTCGAGGAGATGGAAGGCGGAGCACCGAAGGAACTCCAAGACGTTCCGGGAGCCGTGCTGGGTGATATTGCCCGCCGTATTCCGGTAAGGTTCTGGTTCGACCACGACGCGCCCGGCACGGACGCCCTCATAGCGTCTCGTAAGCGCATCCGCGAACTGGTGGCAGGAGGACTGTCGTACTCGGAAGCCAACCAGGCGGCGCGCGAAGAGATGTACAACAGCCAGGGCGCACTGGCTCTGAGGATGCAGACGCGCGACGCCATCGGCCACATGGTACTTGACCCCATCAACCTGCTGGGCGAGTTCTTCAAGCCAATTGAGTTCTTACAGGCCAGGCGGCTGAAAATCCTTTCCACCGCAATCAAGGAAGAAGGCGTTCTGGAGGCGGCAGCGGCAGTGACAAGGCTGGAGGGAACGGCGCAGGCCGTCGCAGACCTGTCGAAGCTGGACGCGGGCGCACTCATCAAGGCGGCCGGCGACCTGCCCGACCCTGACGACGCGGCCCGGCTGGCGAAGGCCATCGAAGAAGCGCAGGCAGCGGGCGACCTGGCGAAGGTGGGCGAGTTGGGCGGAGAAGTGCAGAAGGCGGCGAAGGTTGGCCTGGAGGCGGCCGAAGAACAACTCAGACTGGCGCAGAAGTTCAAGCTGACGCGCGGCCAGCAGTTCGTCATCTGGGCTACCGGCGGCCTGGACGTAAACAAGACCGGCTGGCAGAAGTGGAACCCGTTTGCCCTGACGCCGGCGGCGAAGGCACAGGAGTACGTCGGCATCATCCGCGAAAACATCAACTCGCGCCTTCTGCCTAACGCGATTCTGCCGGACGGAACTTTCGACATCAACAAGGTCGCCCGTTCCATTCAACGCGCCGCGGACGGCACGATGTCTAAAGAACTCGGCCATATGATCGCCACGCTGGAAGGCCAGCACGTCCGGGGCGTCCTGCAGCAGATAGGGCAGGAAGTGGGTGGAGTGGCACGCGCGTACAACGCCGCCGGAGACTTCGAGCGCCCGATGGCGAAAATCGTCTCGGGCGCGCTGGGCGACAATCTGGTGAACATCGTGCGCCGGGCCGAAAAGGGCGAGCACGCCGCCATATTCAAAGAGTTCGTTTCCAAGCTGTCGCAGGTGCCCGACGCCCGAAAGATGTTTGACGCCTTGCTGGCCTCCAGGGAAATGACGCCCGCAAACTTCACGCCCGACATGCTGAGGTCACTGCTGCTGACTTTCTCGGGCGACGGCATGGCGGCAGCAGACAGCACCCTGGCCGTGGCGAAAATTGGCGACATGATTGCCGAGGCCTCGATGCGGCAGGCGGTGCTGCGGTTCGGCGTGCAGCAGCGCGGCCTGGTGGAGGGCATGGCCCATCTGTTGAAGCAGGCCGAGACGATGGCATTCCTGAAACTCAACCCGGTTTACCCGGTTCGGAACTTCATCAACAACGTCTTCACCATGTTTGCGCGCGGGACGCTGGGCGGAATCACACCCGACTTCATCAAGCACTTCTGGAAGGCGGAGGGGTTTGTTCCGGCCCGCCTGCTGGAGGGCATTGGGCCGGCGGGCGACCTGGCCGCCGACATCGCCAGAGTAGGCGACGCCGAGAGGATCGCCATTCTGTCGGGGCAGCTCTCCCCGATGGTGACGGGCGGCGACGAAGCGGCCCGCATCCTGCACGAGGCTACCAGCTTCAAGAGCGGCTGGGTGCAGAAGGTGAGCGACAGGCTGGGCGACATCAACCGCAACGGCTGGGGATTCTCGCAGCTCTCACACAAAATCGAGCGCCTGTCGTCCGAGAACGCCATGACTACCTTCTACATTCGCGGCAAGGGAATGTTCGGCAAGGTGGGCGGTGGAATCGTTCAGCGCGTGGTGGACTTCAACCCGAAACTGGCAAACGAATTAGGTAGCGACCTGGCTAAACAAATTCAAGGGATAGTCGAAGACGCAGGCCTGAACCCGGCCAAACTGGACGCGGCCATTTCGTCGGGCGCCGACCTGAACATCTCGGGCGCAAGGCTGCGAAGCCTGGTAGAGAAGCAGTTCGGGCGTCCAGTGTCGAACGTGATACCGGATGAGTTCTTTGAGCCGTTCGAGCAGAAGATGGTTGATGCGCTGAGGTCGCGCGACACCGGAAAGATAGACGGCGTTTTCGACGAGATGAGGGATGCGCTGGACAACCACGTTGCCGGGATGCACGACGACGCCCTGAAAACGCTTTCGGACGAGGCGCTGGCCCGCGTCAAGACCGAGGGGCCGGGCGCGTTTGCGAAGGTGTGGGGCGACTCGATGGATGAGTGGTACGGCGGCATCGTGCGCTACGACATGGACGCCGCCAAGACCGCCGAGGCCATCAAGCAGGGCGTCAACCCGGAGCTGTCCAACATCGAATGGAACAAGTTCATGCGCGAAGGCGAGCGGTACTGGGGCCGCCAGTGGGACAGGCTGGACGCGCGCATGTCGGGCATGGCGAAGGGCGCGCAGGAAGCCGGTCTGAAATTGCAGGCCGGGCGAGTGCAGCAGACGTTCAAGCAGTGGCGCGGTGACTGGCAGGACTTCTTCAAGACGCGCGAGAAGATGTACAGCCAGTTCTTCGAGGCGAAGCTGAAAGGCGAAACGCCGAAGATGGAGTGGGACACCATCACCGCCACATTGGACGAGAAATATGCAAAGGCACTGGCGAACGAAGACGCCTACGCCAAAGCTATCGACGAAGCGGTGGCCGTGCTGCTGCCCGACCAGCAGGCCGAGATGTTCCTGGCCTGGAGAGGGCGGGTGAACCAGCTCAGGCGGACAGACAAAGAGATGGTGGTTGCGTTCCGCAAGAAGATTCGCGGCCTGAAGCCTGAGCAGGTGCAGGCTGAGTACGCAAAGCACTGGCAGACCCGCATCCAGGGCCAGATCGCGCTGTGGCAGGAGGAGCGCATGGGCGCGGCGGCGATGGGCGGCAACCCGGTCGCACAGCAGGCTTACGCTCAGGCCACCCAGCAGGCCGCCGGAGAGCCGCCCATCATGGCGAGGCTCAGGCGAGCCGAGGCCGTCAAGGCCGGCGCAACGCCCGAAGAAGCGGCTCGGATGAAGCAGCTTTCGCAGGTGGAAGAAGTCCTGCCGAAAGACATCTCGAAGGTGCCGCGCGACCAGCTGCCCGAAGAGTTGTCGCGCGAGATCGAGTACACCGCAAAGCGGATGTCCGAAGAGCTGTCGATGGGCGAAGGGCCGCTGTCTCTCCGGTACACGGACGTGGAAGGCGGCGCGGAAGTCACGCGGTTCCAGCGCACGCCATCGACCAACCCTGACTGGTTTCAGGAGTTTGGCGCAGAGTTTGGCTACACCAAGAAGCAGGTGAGGGATGCGCTGGATAAGGTGATTGCCGACGCGGGCGCGGACGTGGACAAGCGCGGCGGTCAGATCATCAAACGGCTAAAGACCTACATCAAGGACGAGATGATGAAGCCCGACCCGCTGACGGGCGAGCCCCCGAACCAGCGGGTGATTGAGATGCTGCAGGCCCAGACCGGCCCGGCGGCGCAGGCGGCCAGGGCGGACGAGCTTCGCGCCCTGGAAGAAGGCATACTGGCGAGAGGCGCTGGGGCGCCGCAGGCCCCGCCCCGACAGTCCAGCTTCGTCCCCGACTCGGAAGTGCTGTTCAAGCCGGAGATGTACGCCGGGACGGGCCTCGACCAGCTGGTGTACACGCGCGGCCATGAAGTGCTGGACATGATGAAGGCCGAGGGCATGAAGATGCTGGACGAGCCGCCCTTGAAGTGGAAGAACCTTACGCCCGACCAGCAGGCAGGCCTGCAACGCTACTTTGAGACAGTGAAAGGCAGTTTTGCCGATGCCAGGTATGCAAGCACCCGGTTTGCCGAGTTTGGCCGTGATAGCGCCTTACTCAACTACAACAGGCGCTACAACTACAACACCTGGTTTGGGATGGTCTTTCCTTTCGAGTTCTGGACGACACAGAGCGCGTTCAAGTGGGCGCTGCACAGCATCGACCGGCCAGGTATGCTGGCCGCCTACTACCGCATCCGCAAGTTCATGGAGACGGCCTACAACCCGCGCGAAGGGCTGCCCTCGCGCCTCAAGGGAACGTTCCGCCTGAATTTGCCGTTCCTGCCGGACTGGATGCAGGACCAGATATTCGTTGACCCGATCCGGGTGGCGCTGCCGTTCGACGGCTGGTTTGGCGCAGCAGAGCAGGCCGAGCGCCAGATGGTGAGCGACGAGGGCAAGGCAAATCGAAAATTACAGGAGCTTCTGAACGACGGCGACATTACCCAGCAGGACTACAACCAGGCCATTCAGACCAGGCAGGGCGAGGTATGGGAGAGGGCGATCGCGCTGGCCGAGCAGGACGACCAGGAAAACCGCCTGGACCCGTTCGACTTCGTGGGCATTATGAGCGCGCCGCACGCGCCCCTGGTGTGGGCCCACAACGCCCTGCGCGGCCGGGAGCCGATACCGGGCGCCGTTCTGCCCATCACGAACACGCTGGGAAGCATTTACGGCGCGCTGGGCATTGACCCGGCCGGGCCGCTGAACCCGGAAGCCGCAATCCGCAAGCACTACGGCCTGCATCCGTTTAATAAGTGGGATGACTATTATACGGAACGTCAATTGACGAACCTTGTAGCCGAGGGCGTGATAAGCGCCGCCGACGCCCGGCTGGCGATGGTGAAGCACGAGGGGCCGGCCTGGGAAGAGGCCTACCGCCGAACCTGGACAGAGAGAAGCGGCGGCCCGGTTGGAGCGTTTCTGGGCCTGCTGGGTATGCCGCCAAAGGCGTACCCGGAAGGCGAAGAGTACCTGCGCCAGTCGAAGGACGACTACGAAGCGGCCTGGGACGAATACAACGGCATCCAGGATGCCTACGAAGCGAAACTGGCCGAGTTCGGCCCCAACATTCAGGCTGTGGCCGAAGTGTACTTCAAGCTGGAGGGCGAGCAGAAGAAGGCGTACTACGACGCGCACCCGGAGATAAAGGCGTACCTGGCCTACGAGAAGCAATTCGACCAGCAGTACCCGGAAGGCGTGTACCAGGCCACCATCGGGAAGTTCGTGGACGACCACCCCGGCTATGAAGAGCGGCTGGCGCTGTTTGACAAGCCCGAGGACCGCCTGCGGAAGTTCATCAGCGATGAGGTCTGGAACACATGGAACGACCTGCCCAAACTGACGCAGGACGAAATCAAGGAGCAGCTGGGCGATGAGTTCACCGAGGGGTTCCTGTACGCCGAGAGCAACAACCGCAAGAACGTCACCCCGGAGACGCTGGGCGTGTGGCTGAAGCTGATGGGCGGCGAGAACCCCGGCTACATCGATACGCCGTACCAGAGGCTGCTGACCCTGACGGATCCGCAGGTGGCCTGGTCGGTGGACAACTTCTACAAGTCGCGCGAGCAGATGTTCCCAAATTACTCCGAGCTGTCTATGGAGTTCGGGGCAATCTCAAAGGATGCGCGAGTGAACGTCGCGCCGTCGAACTATAACGCCCTGTTGCAGCAGTACATCCAGCTTCCGAAGGGGACGGGCGAGCGGTCCCGGTTCCGCCAGGAGCACCCGGAGTTTTCTGCCTACCTGGACACCGACAAGCCGTTCACTCGCTCGGCCCGCTCCGTGTGGCTGGATCGCCACCCCGAGTACCGCCAATACCTGAACTGGCGCACGGACTGGATGCTGCGTAACCCGCAGGCGGCGATGGCGATTACGGACAAGCCGCCCGAAGGCGTAGAAGAAGCCGCGCAGGGGCCGCTGGGCGCGCCGGGCTTCTCAAAGGACGAATGGCGCAGCCAACTTGGATGGCCGCTTCTGAATTTGATTGAGGATTTTGCGAGGGATGAGCCACTTCCAGACGTTGCGCGGGAAGAACTTGAGAAATACGCCGAACGTTACGGATTCAGTAACGCCGAAGCACTGGCCGAATACATTGCGGCCTCGCCATGAGTGAAAGGAAACGATGGCTAAAACGACCGTAACGCCCCTTCCTGAATACAGCGCGCCAAGTCTGACACTTGGGGGGCGCGCCGAAGTGCTTCACCCGCCCGACAACCGGCGAATGGACGCAAAAACACGGGCGCTGTGGGCCGGGATTAGCCTTGCGCTGCGGACAATTGCGGGCGGAATCAACGCGGCGGCTAAGGCGATAGACGCCTTTATTGCATAGCGGGCGCAATTCCGCTATAATGCGGTTACTCCCCCGGAGATAGCATCTCCGGGCCGTCGCCCAGAGCATCGGGCGACCCAACATCATACCCGCCCCTGCCGAAGCGCACAGCCCGGCGGGGGATGAAGTGGAGCGAAGAGCCCGCTTGAGTAGCAATACTCAGGCGGGCTTTTTTCGTTTTCCGGGGCGCGCACGACCGGCAACGGGAGCGCAGAAAGCGGCGAAAGCCCGCCCCGACAAAGAAAGGAACAAGCAATGCCTGACGAAACGCCGGAGAGCACCCAGGAAAGTACCGAGAGCAAGGCGTCGCCAACGCCCATCATTTCGGAAAATTCTGGCGGTAGCCAAACTTCGACACCAGACTTTGGGCAGTTCATCGAGCGCCTGGACAGGCTGGAGAAGGCAATCCCCGATATGGTCGGCAAGGCCGTTCAGTCCACGAAGGACAAACGGTTCACGCAGCTTGAGAGCTTGATCGGAGACTTCCAGACCATGAGCGAATACCTGAAAGCCGCGAACGGCGACCCCGCCGTGGCGGCCCGCAACTTCAAGGTAGACCAGCTCCTCAGCCAGCCCGTCAGTGCTTCGCCCGCTTCCGCCGGCAACGGGAGCGCGAGCGGAGAGCGCAGGGTGAGCCAGGATAAGTCGGACGCGCTGGTGGCAGAGCTTGGGCTTGAAGCCGACGACCCGGTGGTGCAGGAGTGGGGAAACAAGAAATACCGCTCGGAGGAGCACGCCGAACTTGAGCTGCGCCGGATGGCCGACAAGGCCCGCCGGCAGGCCGGGGCCTCGGGTACGCCCGTGTTCGACGGGCAGGCGCATCCCGCTCCCGCGAGCGGGAACGTGGAGCAACTTACCAACAATCTCAACCGGCTGATGGAGTCCGGCGCGTCTTCTAAGGACATTGCAGACGCACACAAGAAACTACAGGACGCCATGAGCCGAAAGTAGGAACGAAATGGCCGTAACAACTACGAGCGTAATGTCCAACTCGGTACAAGCCCTGTACCAGAGTTCGTTCATTATGAACGCTCGGAAACGCTACATCTACTCTCAACCGCCCCTGGCGTGGGTTCCGCCACAGGGCATCATTGGGCAGGGGAACCGGGGCTCCAGCCTCAAGATCCCCGTTTACTTCAAGCTGCTTCCGGCAACCTCCGCCCTGTCTCAGACGGCGGATGTGACGCCGGTCACGTCGCGTGACGCGCTGATCACCGTCACGCCCGACCTGTACGGCAACGCCGTGCAGCTGGCCGAGAAACTGTCTCTGACAGCGTTCACCGACCAGAGCGCAGTGGCTACGGAGCAGGTGGGCGACAACGCCGCTGAAACCGTGGACTACCTGGCGCGAACACAGGCCATCGCGGGCGGGGTGGTCATCTACGGCAACGACGCCACATCCCGCGCCACATGCGGCAGCGCCGACGAAATCGACACCGTGGACGTTCTGTCGGCCATCGCCCACCTGGAAGCGGGCCAGTGCCCGCGCATCCCCGGCTTCGACGCCGCGGGATATGCGGCGGTCATTCACCCCGTCACCCTCATGGACTTCGTTGAGGATGCGGTGGTGATCCTGATGGCCGAATACGGCCAGAAGCCAGAGATCATCCTGAACGGCGAGGTCGGGATGCACATGGGCGGGGCGCGGCTTCTCAAGAGCAACTTCGCCAAGCGGTTCATCGGCGCGGGCGCGGACAGCGGCGCGATGTCGTCCACCACGACCCTGAACGGCGCGGTGAACGCGGGCGCGACCAGCATCATCGTCGCCGCGGACAACGGCGCGACGGCAGGCGAGTACCTGAGCATCGGCACCATCGAGTCGGTCGCCAACGGCGAGAACTCGGAAGCCGAAACCGTGCTGGTGACAACGGGCGGGTCCACGACCTACACCGTGACCGGGGCCGGCCCGAACGGCGGCCTGCTGTACGACCACGACTCGGGCGAGGCCGTGACGGACGCCTACGACGTTCACGCAACCGTGTTCCTGGGCGCCCAGTCCCTCGGCATGGCTCACACCAACGAAGACGGCATGAGCCGTGACCCCTACCTTCTGCCTCCCGAAGTGACCGGCCTGTTGAAGCAGTTCAACAGCATGGGCTGGAAGTGGTTCGGCGGGTTTGGCCGCATCGCAGACTCGCGTCTGTTCCGGGTAGAGCACACCGCCGCCCGACAAATCATCGGGAAATAAGGAGAGTGTGACATGACAACCGGAAACAAGCAAGGAATGGCGGGCGGGTCTGTCCCGACCTACGGCGAAAGCGAACTGGTTCAACAGACCGCCGCAACCGACTTCTTGACGCTTACGGGCGCCTCGAGCATGACCGGGGACTTCCTGGTTCTGCGAAACTCAAGCAACACCGAACTGTGGTACGTCGTGGCGGCAGGGCGGCAGATCATGGCCGTGACCCACTCGGGCACATCGGCCCTGGCCTCTCTGGACATCACCACGACCGACGCGACGACCTACTCCAGCGGGTACGGCGCGGCAATCTACCTGCGCGCCACCAACAGCGGGGCGAAGACCGGCAGCGCCAACACAAGCCAGTGGAACGTGCTGGCCGAAGACATCACCATCGCGGCCGCCGCCCCGTACATCACGGGCGCTTACTTCTACTTCGCGCAGAGCGGCAGCCCGACCCTGACCAGCACATCGGTGTTGGGCATGGTGATCTTCATCGAAGAACTGGGCGCGACCGACCGCATCCACGGCCTGTCCATCGAGAAAGCCAACACGACTCTCGGCACGAACTACGACACCTTCATCCGGTGCGCGTGCCAGGGTTCCGGCGTGACCTCGACCGGCATCTACTTCACCGGGACGCACAACCCGACCTACTTCTTGCAGTGCCAGTCTGTAGCGGACTGCTTCGACGCGGGAACGGGCGCATCGTCCTCTGTGAACGGCCACATCAAGGTCAAGCTGGGATCGACCGACGGCTTCCTGCGGGTTTACGCCTCGGCTTCATAGCGGGGCACAACGGCGGAACGGGGGACTCGCGGGAGTCCCCCCACCCCGCCAGAAAGGCAGCAAATGAAACGGATAGAACTCAAGCGGTTCCAGTTCACCATGCCCGAGGGCGGGCAGCAGACGATGGACTACAAGGGCCAGCTTCAACACATCATGCGTATGGCGACCGACCCACAGCGCGGGGCGGACATCGACGAAATCCGGCATTCCCTCCGGGTAATCGACGCCCTGGATAAAGCAGATGGGTTCGTAGAACTGGAAGACGCCGACTACGAGTTCATGGTCAAGAAAGTCAGGGCGGCCCGGTTCCCCGTGGCGGTTCCCGAACTGCTCCAGTTCCTTGACGACGTGACCGCCCACTCTACCCCGCGCGGAAAATTCGGGGGCGAGTAGAAAGCCTACCGGCGGGGCGAACAACGCCCCGGAGGCCTATGCCCGGAATCATTCTCAAGAAGCCCTACCGGAACCGCAGCCACAAAGACCGGGCCAACCCGGACATCGTGAAGGCGAAGAAGCAGACCATCGTGGTAGACGCGCTGGACAAGAGCGCGCGCCGCGAAGTGCAGACCGAGGCCGGCACGGTGCTGTTCGAGGACGGCATGGCGGTTCTGCCCGCAGACGGGCGCGGAGACGAGGTGATGGCCGAACTCAAGGCGAAGTCGCGCGACCCGAACGCCGTGGGCGGCCTCAAGAACCGCGAGAGCATGATGACGCACCGGGGCCACGAAGCCAGCCAGTCATTTTTCGGGAACCATCCCGGCGTTCCGTGGGCGATGTACGACGACCTGGGCCGCCGGATAAGGAGAAGGAAGTAAATGGCAAAACGAATCACAACCATTTCGGCCTCGGTGACGAGGCCTGCCAATACCACCGCCTACGACGCAAACGACGCGCTGGCCGACTCGACCAGCGCCCCTTCCGCCATCGCCACCGGCAAGATACGCCTCAGCGGCGCCGCCTGGCTGGTGAACGCCAGGGCCGTGTCTACCGCCTACCAGTCCACGCTGCCGCAGTTGAGGGTGTTCCTTCTGCCGTATGCTCCGGCGATGACGAACGACGGATCGGCTTTCACCCTGACGGACGCGGAGATGCAGGCCGCGTTCGGGTACGTGGACTTCCTGAACTGGGTTGCGGGCGACGACACCAGCGGCGCGACCGGCAACGCCATGTCGGACGCCTCGGCTTTCAACCCGAAGGCGATCATCACCCTGGCCGCAGGTCGCCTGGTGTACCTGAAACCGAAGGTTCTGAACGCATACACGCCAGTTTCGGGTGAAGTGTTCACCTTCCTGTTCGACCTGGAGCCCGTGGAGTGAGCATCGCCCGTTCTCCGCACTTCTTCCGCCCTGACGCCGCAAAACGCATCGCGGCCATCTGCGGTACGTCTCTGGTCGCCCACTGGGGCCTCCAGGAGAAGTCGGGCGCGACCGCGATCGACTCCGGCTTCCGTCACCTGAACGGTACGCACACCGGCGTCACCCTGAACCAGCCGGGGCCGGGCCGGAGCACGAGCGGACTGTACGACGGCTCGTCGGATTTCACCAACGTCTACTCGGCGGCGCTGGCGGCGGCGTTCAATGGGTCAGCGGGGACAATTGGCATATGGGCAAAGATACCGACGACTGGCATATGGACGGACACGGTTCGCCGGAGAATGATTCAGTTTTACGTGAATGGAAGCAATTACGTCCACATCATCAAGAGCGGAACGGATAACACCATTGAGTTTGCCTATAACGCCGGGGGAACAAGCGAACTTGTGAATGCCACTCAATCCAGTCTTGCCTTTGTATTTTACGCCCTGACATGGGACAAGCCAGCGGAAGCCGTGAAAGCATACATGAATGGTTCTCAAACGGGGACGACACAGACGTCTCTTGGAAGCTGGTCTGGAACTCCGGCGGCTACCAATAGCCTCATCGGAGCATTCAACACTGTGCCTGCAAACGTAATGAGCGGCAACCTCGCCCACGCCCTCCTCCTCAACCGCGCCGCGACCGCGAGCGAAGTCAAGGCGCTCATGCAGGCTGTTCGATAGGGGGACATCATGGCTCATGTTTACTACGGCGTAGAAGCGATGAACATTACCGTTCCGCAGCGCAACACCATCGTGGCCGCCATCCAGGCAATACCGCCCATGATGAACGGGATGCCTGCGAGGCACAACCACTGGCGCGTGCGCTCGGACAACTGGGCCGCCATCTTCGAGGCCTACTGGAACGACGCGGATATGACCATCAATGCCTTCAAGACGCGCATCGCGGACGCGCTGGGCATTGACCCGGCTACGGTGACGCACAGCGTTACCAGCACCGCCTATGGGCCGCTGGTGACGTTCACTCGGGCCGGGCAGACCCGGTTGAGAGTGATCCAGTTCGGCGGGGCCAGTCCAACGTGGGCGGAAAGCAGCGCGGCGGCGCGGCAGTACATCCAGGACAACGCCGCAGAATGGGAAGGTGAGTGATGTTTCGTAAGCGACAACCCCGCACTCTAGGGCGGCGCGGGCCGTCAAACATCGGGCAGAGGACGCGGGACTTTTTCAGGAGCCATAAGCTCAAGGAGAAACCCAATGGCGCAGACATTCGAGACGGGCGGGGCGATCCCGACCGCGATGAAACCGGCGAAGCGCAGCAAGCGGGCCAAAAAGTCGAAGAACGACGCGATGAACTCGCTGCACTCGGCATCGCCCAGCCGGAAGCAGGGCCAGTTCAAGCGCAGGTGGAAAGGCGGGAAGTAAACAATGGCGAAGAAAGCAAGAAAGAAGTCGATGCGACCGGGGGGCGGCGGGCGGTTCAAGAAGATGGTCGGAAAGCTGCGCGGAAAGGTAAGAAACCCGCGAGCCGTAGCCGCCGCGATCGGGCGCAAAAAGTTCGGGGCAAAGAAGATGGCGAAGTGGTCGGCGGCGGGAAGAAAGCGAGCCGCAAAGCGAAGGCGGTAGATGGCATTTACATTGAGCCAAATGCTTCAGTCGATGTACAAGGAGCTGGGCCAGCTTCAACTCCGTAGGGCGACGGGCGGCGGCACTTCGACCGTAATCGACACGACCATTCTGGGCCGCTACACCGACGAGACGCCGGTGAACGGGACGATGTTCATTGTCCGAGACTCGGCGGGCGCGGGAGCGGCGCCGGAAGGCGAGTTCAACCGCATATCCAACTACGTCGATAGCACGACCACGTTCACGGTGGACACCGCCTTCACGACGGCGGTGGCGTCGGGCGACATATACGGCTGGGCCAACAGCCGCTACCCGCTGGATCTGATGATCCAGATGGCTAACGACGGCCTGCGCGCCCTGGGCGACATGCCGCTGGTGGACACGACCACGCTGGACACGGCGGCGGCGCAGACCGAATACACCTATGCGGTGGCCTGGAAGCGGACGCCGCCCTACCGGGTAGACATCCAGGGCACGGTGGGGGACGCGAACGACAACGACTGGCTGGAGACGCGCAACTGGGAGTACGTGCCGGCGGCTGCAGGCTCGACCGGCCTGGTTGTGTTCCACTCACAGCCGCCGACCGGGCGCGACATCCGCATCTGGTACAGGGGGCCGCACGGTACGCTGAACGCATATTCGGATGTCGTGAACGAAGCCATCAACCCGGAGCTGGCCGTGGTGATGGGGGCGCTAAAGGCGCTGGAGTTCGCAAACTCAAGGGTGCAGGGTTCGGACCCGTTCATTCTCCAGCGCATCAACAAGCTGGAGGCCAGGCGCATTGAGTTGACCAGCGACCGGCCCATACACCGCCCGACGCGGAAGGCGAAAATTCTGGTAGTCGGCACGGGCCAGGGCGACCACCTGCCCTACCCGCCGCCCTACGGTCCTTCATAGCTCATGCCCACCCAGGTACGAGTCGGCCCGGAAATACCGGATCCAACGCATCACATCAGCCTGTCGAACGGGAGGCGGACATATGGCCTGATACTGCCCGACGGCCCGAAGTCGATTCGGGAAGTGCCTATGACGCCCAGCACGCTTGTCACGGGCGGCGGGGGCGGAAAGTTCGGGGACGATGAGCCGGGGATGCACCACTCGATGCAGGAGGACTGGAGCGGCGGGCGGGGCGCCGAGCTGTGGAGTGACGACCCGACGCGCTACTTCGACGCAAAGAACTGCTGGACGCTGACGCCGAACTACCTGCTTCCCGGACCGTCGATTGAAGTCACCAGGAACGACAATCTGAGTTATGCCTATTGGCCTGGGATGAACGATGACTTACACCATCACGTTGCCTGGTATTCGTTCGTTTCCAGTGCGAACAGGTATGTGTCGTCCCCTATAGTTCCCGGATCTTTCACGGCAGACTATGCGCTGATGATGATACGGAGAGTGGGCAGCCCGGCAACGCTTACGTTCGAGATTAGAACAGATGATGGGGCCGGCAAACCGAGCACGACGGTTCTCCAGACGGTTACGAAAACAATCGCCACAATTACGGACTTCGTGGCCGAGATCGTAAAGTTTGACTGGAGCAGCACGCAGGCTTTCTCAGCAGCCACCACGTATCATCTGGTGGTTTATGGTGCTTCTACGGACAACATTTACAACCACTGGGAGATTGCCACAGACAAATCAGGGGCGCAGGGTGGGCGCTCGTCCAACGGGACGACCTGGAGCGGAGGGGCCACGCAGCCATACTACCGCCTGGCCGTTGCCGGAGACGCAACCCTGACGTTCTTTGAGCTGGACGGCGCCCTGTACGCGGTAGACCGGAACCTGGACGGTTCGACCGCAACGAACCTGTACCTGAACGGGGCGCGCGGAAAAGCAACCAGCGGGGCTTCTACAACCCTGACCGACACGAACCAGGCAATGACCAGCAACGAGCACCTGGACGCCAAGATAAGAATTATCAACGGAACCGGAAAGGGCCAGATTAGAACGATTTCATCTAACACCGCTACGGCGTTCACGGTGAGTCCTGCATGGAATGTGACTCCATCAACCGATAGCGAGTATGTGGTTTACGACAGTCACACCTGGAGGGCGGTGACGGGGCACGGTTTCGGCAACGCAACGGTAAAGAGCGTTGTAGTAGTGGGCGGGCTGGCGGGCACCGCCTACTTCGCGCAGGGAAGCGGGACGAACATGCGCCGGATGCGGTTCAACGCCGGAGCAGCACCGCCCGCGCACGAGTTCGCCGCAGACGGCACAAACACCGCCGACCTGCTGATGGTGTTCCCGGCTGGGCACCAGGTCTACCGGGTCACAAGCAAAAATCTGGTATCCGGGGCCGCCCTTGAGACATCATTGGGAACACCCATAACATGGGGAACAGACCTGTCTTTCACGGTGCCGCCTGCTTTCAGCGTTGGAACGTCTGAGTACGCCATCACGAAAATGGTGGAATCGAACGGGTCCATATTCATTATCAAGGAAGACAGTATCTGGTCATACAGCGGTAGAAACTACACTGAAACCAGTAAGGTAGATGTCGGCCTTGACAGTTCTCCGCACCCCAATAACGGCATCGCCGCCGAGTCTTTGAACAAGTTCCTGTTCTTCTCCTATATGCACTCGATTGAGCGCCTGTACGGCGAAACGCTGGACGACATAGGCCCGTGGCGCGGCGCGGGCATTCCTGCCGGGCGCACGGGCGTCATCTCGTGCATGACGAAGGCTTTCGGCTGGCTGTTTGTTGGAGTGGACGCCGGCACAAGCGGAACAAGCTGCGTGCTGGTGTACGACGGACGGGGCTACCACGAGATATTCCGCGCGCCAGCGGCGGGTATGCGAGTGAGGTCGATTTACTGGCAGTCGAACCCCGACGGCAGGCCGATCTTGTGGGTTGAGTGCGGTCGTCTTATGTGGCTTGTGCGTTTCCCGAAAGATACCCTGAACCCTCTTTCAAACGACGGCGGAACAACGTCAACTTCTTTCCACTACAACCACGAAGGCGTGCTCATCACATCAATTTTCGACATGGGCAAGTGGCGCCTGCCGAAGCTGTGGAAAGAGTTGACATTCCTGACGCGCAACCTGGCGTCAGGCATCGAGGTCAAGGTGGACTACCAGAAGGACGAGGAGATAGGCTCGACCACCTGGACGCACATGGGCGCAGCGAATATCTCTCCAGAAGACACGATCCCGATCTCCCTGGGCAACGCCCGGCAGATACGCTTCAGGTATCGCATTATTACTAACACATCAACCGCGCCTCCGGTTATCAGGGCAACCGACCTGGAAGGGTTCGGGCGAACGCCTCTCAAGTACCAGTATCTTCTGAAAGCGCAGGTGGGACACCCGAGAGGCACACTGAAAGGCGACCCAGACCACGACCCGGACGAGATCGACTCCTTCTTGAAGAGCGCCGCAGCGGGCGCAGAGAAGATCATCATGCGCTCGATCTGGAAGCGGTTTGACCGGGTGATTGTGCAGGTCGAGCCGCCCACCTGCGACATGCTGACCACCGACACGCAGGAGAAGCAGTGGAGCGGCCTCTACACGCTGGCGCTGAGGCTCGTATGACCCAGCCGTTCCAGTACGACTTGCCGAAAAGCGGGGCGCGCATCGATCGCGTGGACCGCCTTGAGACGCCAGCGGCAGACGAGTTTTTCACCGGACAGGTGAAGGGCCTGCCGGCTTCGGACATCGAGGAGCGGTCGGCCAATTACCTTGACCGGCGCGGCGTGGACTACGAGTTCCGCCCGGTGTACGTGGCGGGCCGCAACCTGCCAGGATCGGTGGAGCTGGACTTCCTGGTGTACATCGGCGACGTGATGCAGCCGGTGCAGATCGACGGCGAGTTCGCGCATTTCACTGCCAACCAGCGCGCGGAAGACCGCACGAAAGACGCCTACCTGAACGACCAGCTGCGCGGGTCGGGCGCGTTCCCGGTCATACGCATCCCGCAGAAACGAGGCGAGAAAACCTACCTGGAGACGCCGGCGCAGGTGGCCGTCACCTGGGACAGGGTGCTGGCCGGCGACATTGGAGACTTCATCGATGCCTAGCTTCACTCCGCCCTACACCGGCAAGCGAACAACGCTCATCTGGGACTTAGACCAGCCCTGGGTGCTGGGTGGGCCCATCTTCCAGCTTCCCGGCACGATGGAGAGCATAGCCTATACGGTGACGGTGAAGGGCAGCAACGCGCCGGCCAGCCCGGCAGTGGACAAGGTGTACCGCAACGGAACCGACGTAGAAAGCACGGTGATGCCGTCGGGCAGCAGCAGCGCCAGCGGGCAGGTGATCACCATGCCGGCTATGACAGCCCTGACGCCGGGCAGCGATTACGTCATCATTCTACAGGCTACCATCAACTCGCAGACTTACGCGGTGAAGATACCCGTGCAATGCCTGGAGGCAAAGAGTTTCCTGTGAACCGAATAGGCGACATCCTGGAGAGAGTGGCTATGGGCGAGAAGGCGAGCCCGGACGATGCTGCGCGCCTGCGGGTTGAATTGAACCGTCTCCAGGGGCGAGCTGATGTGCCTGTGCCGTTTGACAAGGGCTCGGACATCGCATCTGCGGCCGCGCTCATCCTCGGGCAAGGGGACTACTTTCACGTCACCGGCACTACCACCATCACCTCTATATCGCCTCGCCCGCCGGGAGATAAGGTTTGGCTGGAGTTCGACGGGGCGCTGACGCTTACCCACAACGCAACCAGCCTGATACTTATGGGCGCAACCAACCTGACCACGGCCGCCGGCGACGTGCTGGGGTTTGTTTCCGAAAGCGGTGGGAACTGGAGAGAAATCAGCCGGCGTCTGGCGGCAAGTGGGGATGCCTCCGAATACCTGGGGGGCGACGGGCAGTTTCACCCGTTGCCTATCAACGTCTCCCTGTTCTTCGACGACACGGACAGCGACATCTCCGGCTACGAGACCTTGACCACCACCAGGCCCACGGACGCCAAGACTAGCATTGGAGTCAGTGTTTCATCAGCGGATACGGTCATCCAGGAGTTTGCCCTTGCTGCAGGGGAGTTTGATTTCATCTCTGCTCAAGTTCTACATGCCCATCTTCATCTGGAGAAAACGAGCGGCACTAAAGATGTTGACGCTTATGTGAAAGTCTTCCACCGCACCAGCGGCGGCACGGAGACGCTCATCGGCACCTCGGCTACCGCTCTCAGCATTTCAACCGATGAGACAGAATATGATTTTGACATAGCCGCGTCGGACACCCAATTTGCCGCCACGGACAGGTTCGTGGCTAAAGTGTTTGGCTCTCCCAGTGGCGGTGGCAGCACTCCAGAATTGACGCTGTACTTTGAGGGTGACACCAATACCCGATGCGAGATAGGTACCAATCTGGCGGCGGCCTCAAATGCGCTGCTGGACGGGAGCATTCATACCGATACGGTGGCGCAGGCCGTTACGCGCGGATCGCTGATTTATGGGAACAGCACGCCCAAGTGGGACGAGCTGGCGGTAGGCTCGGCCCGGAAGTTCCTGCAAAGCGACGGCACGGACGTTTCATGGCAGTTTGGCACCCTGGACAGAGTAAGCGAGCAGACCGCATCGGACAGCGCAACCCTGAACTTCACCGGTCTGGATTCGACCTATCGTTATTACT